CGCGGCGTAAACCGCCTACGTACCCGCTTCCATCGGTTGTTAGACAGTTCTTAAGTATCGTAGGGAGTAGGCTCTTATCCTGCATGTTCACCTCAAGAACGTCGGTTATGAGCTTCCTGTAAAACTGAAGCCTATCATGGTTGCCAGTGGGCACTACAGATGTATATCGCTCCGAGTAGCGGCTAAAAAGCTCACGGTAGCCTACCTTTCTTCCGTTGATTCCTCTTTCTATTTTTGCTCTTAACCCATCAGCACCTATAAGGTACCACCCGCAGGCCCCATCGGTTCCATTCCACAGTTCCTTTAGCTCCAAGAAGGCAGGATAATCTAGGTCTCCAGCCTCATCAATGATGATGATGGGATTTGGAAGCATCTTTATGTAGTACTTTATGTTGGCCTTAACATCGGCGAATCGTCCGGTCGAATCCAATCCTATACGTTGGGCAATAAGCCTAATGAACAGCTGCTTTGTTTTAGCCTGAGAGGCATCGACGTAAAAGCAGTTTTTAAGCGATCTGGAGAGGTACTGCGCCGTATAGGTTTTACCGATACCGCAATCATCCACGCAAATGCGTCCTTTTGCGTACTCCTTACAGAAAAGAACGTCCTCCTCTATGGTCTTAAACACTTCAGTTTTTGCCGTATTCCATCGGCGCTCCGACATAGAAACTCCCAATTCACGGCCAAGGCTCAACCACTTTCCATCCTTCAGGATCTGTTCGGTTTCGCCTGCCTTCATGCGGTTGAAAACAGAACCATTTATGCCCCACTGGCGGGCAAATGCAGCATCAGTACCATCAAAGTTCTTTCGAACCTCAAGTAGCGCTGTAATCACGCTATTTTTAAATTCATTGGTTAGCTGTAACATATCGGTTGTTTTTTAATTAAAATCTATCCTTTAGTAAGCGGCTATACGATACCTCGCAGCGCTCGTTTTCAAATTCCTCCAGTGCTGGCATCATTTCTGCTTTATGCTCAGCAGTAGGAATCGGCATTGGCTTTAGCTCGCTAATCTGAAATTTGCGATTCGGAGTCACAGGCCTCTTGTCCTCAATGTGTATTCGTTCGAGCTTCTTCTTTTGGCGGCTCATGTAGCCATCTATCGTAGCGGTGTAGCGGCTCATCAGTTCTAAAGCCTTTTTATCCGATTCCTTTTGCTCAATTCTTGCCCTGTTGTATCGGGGTTTAGGGTGCAGCTCGCAGATGTAGCGGTCACCATCGGCTAGGTAAACAAGCGCCTTCATTACCTTTCCAGCATTGTCATCCAGCCAGTAAACATCCAATTCCCGTCCTTCCACAATATCCATCAGATGTAGGAGTTTATCCCCTGTACAAATACCTTCAGCATCACCAATCAGGTACTCCTCGTACTGCAGGTTGACGATTCCAACATGGCAGCTTGTCCGGGTTTTATAGCCTAGCGATGGGAGAATCAACCTCCAGTTGGTAGGTTGCACGTCCGGATTTTGCGACTCCAGAAATACCTCCCAGCGTGTTTTGTCCTTCATTACTGAGTGGGGCATGTTGTTCCACGTCTCGATATCGCGAAGGCAACCTTCAACTATCTTTTCGAAGGGAATTTGGGGTACTTGACCGGGGCCAGCTTCGTTCGCTTCGCTAATGGCAAACGGACGGGCCAACCATCCCTCGCGCTTCTTCTCCAGCTGGTAGCGTAGCTGCCTATAGTAGGCCTCTATTCGCTTACCTCGTGCCTTATTGGCCTCAATTCTGACATACTGAAACATGGCTCCTTCTCTTAAGAAGGTATTCTGAAAGCTGGAGTTTAAACTTTTCTCACCCTCCAGCTCGGCAGGCATGCTTAAACCCCACATGGTGTAGTTTCTTACCAGCTGACGGTAAAAGTCGATGATGATGCCTTCTTTGGTTTTGCCGTAAACCCAGCAGGTGAAGCATTCGCTACCAATATCGATGGCGTTGTAGAACCATAGGCGCTTGCCCTTTGCATACTCAAACGGAGGCTGGCGGTCATCGATGGATATTAAGCTGCCAGCCATCGTTGGCTGATCCATCGATGCGTATGGCTTAAAGCGCTGCATAAGTTTCTGCCGATCACCGCTACGAACGGCCTGCGTCCCTATGGCATTTCTCCACCTATTCAGGTAATTCGTAATAGTTGCTGTGCTCAGCGATTTAATCGAATAGTCGGCTGGTTTATAAATCTCTCCCGTTTTTTCGTTGGTTAGTTCAATATACCCATTGAGAAATCCATCAAACTGACGGGCTATTTCGGTTGGAGTTGGCTTATGCTCCTGCTTGGCAAAAAGGCAGTTAAGCAGATGCTCTACATCATCATTCACGACTCTAGCGCAGTCGTTGCCCCATCCTCCATGAATAAGCACTTTGTATCCCCCGTTTTTGTTCTTGTAAGCATTCAGTTTTTGCCTAAGTCGGGTGGGGTTAGATGGGAGGGTGTGCCCAAACTTCTCTCTTACACGGTTGCATTCATCCACGGTAGCCTCCCATGCTGTTTTGGTAGAGCCTCGCAGGCTCTTGCGGTAGCCTACACGCTCTGTGTACACCTTATTGAGCGTATTCAGCACCGAGGCGTTTACGGTGTACACCTCAATGGCCTCATCGGTAAGCGCCACCCCGTTTTTGGTTACTGAAGAGTAAAACGCAAGCGCCCTAGCATCTCGCTCATACTTCGACTCGAACAGCGGAACCCTTACCTTTTCTGGTGGCGCTCCAAATCTCTTTACCAGCGCATCACGCCATGCTTGCGGTAGGCTAGCCCATGTTACAAGCATGGGAAAACCGGGCGACTGTGAACGCAACTTGCGCATCGCATCGTTTTGAATTCGATGGCGTAAGCCACGCTCTCCTATCAGCAGTAAACTACTCTCGCTGGCATTGCGCCCCTCAAATAGGTAACGCGCTTGCACGCCTAGTATATCGTTATGGTATTCGTATGGTGATTCCATAAATCCCTTAATTCTTCAGTTTGCTCCCCGGCAGGTTCCGATGTGGCTGCTTACACGTACTCAAATCGTCGGAGATTGATATTGGGGCAGTATTAATTCTGCGTTTTTTCGATGCCACCTCTCTCAATGGCGGCCTTTCTTATCCGTAACGCCTTTGGAGATTCAATTTCGCCATTGAGCGCCTTCCTTACGGTTGGGTGGCTTGCTTTACAAAGTTTTCCGAGTTCCTTCTTTTCTCCTAAGTCCACGAGTATGGGATTCAACCCCTCAACCTTCTTTTTTTTTCTCATGATATCTCTGCGTTAAAAAATTTCATACATTTATCGCGTGTTTCATTATCGAAACACGATGCAATATTATACGCTTTTGCGAATATTTCAAAATAATAAGTATTAAAAATACGCTTATGCGAACATTTATTTTGTAGTATGACTATAAACGAGAAGTTTAACAAGATAATAAGTGAACTTTATTCTGGGAATAAAAGAGCTTTTGCAAACTCGATTGGGGTTGCTCCAACTGTTATTGAAAACATTGTAGGGAAAAGGCAGGGTAATCCTTCTTTTGATGTTTTGCAAAAAATAATATCCGCAAATGCGAATATTAATTCTGAATGGCTGTTGTCTGATAGAGGGGAAATGTTAAAATCAAATGAATCTTCAAATGTTGTAATTCGAGAGTTTAAACATAAAACCGACGATATGCGTAAATCAGACAGGGTACCATTGTACAACATTGATGCCGTTGCGGGCATTGTCGCCATATTCGACGACTTACACAAGCAAAAGCCTACAGATTATCTAACCATTCCAAATCTCCCTAAGTGCGATGGAGCCGTTCATGTTACCGGAGATAGTATGTACCCCTTATTAAAATCTGGAGATATTATAGCCTACAAGGTTCTAAATAACAAGGAAAACATATTTTGGGGTGAGATGTACCTTCTTTCCATAGACTTCGACGGCGACACCTATATTACGGTTAAGTACGTACAGAAAAGCGACAGAGAAGGGTACGTAAAACTTGTATCTCAGAATCAATATCACCAAGACAAAGAGGTTCCTTTCGACAGCGTTAAGTTCGCGGCGCTTGTAAAGGCGTCAATCCGTATCAACAGCATGGGGTAGCACACACGTTTTGCAGCATACCCTTATTAGGCTGTTTTAGTCTAACTTGTTGGATTTCACAATTCTGATTTATATTGTTATTCATATAACGCTAGGAATATAGGGGGGGCTATCCTTCTTTTTACCCATGTTAGTGGCTTGTTTTCGGCTGTATCGGGGGTATTATGCCTAGTTTTAAAACCCTG